TACAAATGATATTTTATCACATAATACAACGACATCAGTCGCCTATATCCTATGGTATACTTTATTCCAAGACCATAAGAACGTAGCCATTCTAGCCAATAAGTCATCGACTGCTAGAGGCATTCTTTCTCGTTATCAGATGATGTATGAGAACTTACCTAAATGGATGCAACAAGGTGTAGTCAACTGGAATAAAGGTGACGTTGAGCTCGAAAACAATTCAAGAATATTCACCGCAGCTACTACTGCTGCAGGTATTCGTTCTCAGTCAGTCAACTTACTATACATTGACGAAGCTGCAATCATTCCAAACACAGTAGCTGATCAGTTCTTCACCTCTGTTTATCCTGTAGTATCAGCCGGTCAAACCACAAAGATCATCATAACGTCTACACCTTTAGGTTATAACCATTTCTGGAAATTCTGGAATGATGCTACTAATGGAAATAATGACTTTGTTCCATTGTTCATACCTTATTATGAGATTCCAGGTAGAGATGACAAATGGCTCGAAGAACAAAAGAGACAGCTCGGTGAGTTGAAGTTTAATCAAGAAGTCCTTTGTAATTTCTTGGGTTCATCTTTAACACTTGTCAGTGGTGAAGCAATTTCAAAGATGTCAATAACTCATCCGATTTATAGTAACGGTCAGGGGTTAGATATATATGAAAATGTGGATCCTACTCATATCTACGTTACTTGTGTCGATACAGCAAAAGGTGTAGGTGGAGATGCTTCTGCTTTTTGTATCATAGACATAACTACTGTTCCATATAAGATCGTTGCTAAATACAAAAGCAATGAAGTAAGCCCGTTACTGTTACCGAATATCATTTACGAAGTAAGTAAAACTTATAATGATTCATATGTTCTTGTAGAATTAAACACCAATGAACAAGTTCCACACATACTACATTATGAGCTTGAATATGATAATGTAGTATGGACTATGAAAGATAAAGGAATGCAAACCATTTCAGCCGGATTCAAAAAGCAAATGAAACCCGGTGTGACTATGGATAAGAAAGTCAAAAGAATTGGTTGCCATAACTTAAAATCATTAATAGAAACACAAAAATTACTTATAACCGATGCTGACATCATATCAGAACTATCCACATTCATTGAAAAGCGAGGTAGCTTTGAGGCGGATGAAGGTTATCATGATGATTTAGTTATGTCATTGGTTATATTCGCTTGGCTCATTACCACTAAATACTTCAAAGAAATAAATACAGTGGATCTACGAAAGGCTCTGTACGAAGAAAAGATGCGACAGATTGAAGAAGATATGCTTCCTTTTGGTATTGTGGATAATGGACTTCCTCCCCCAGACGTAGTAGAAACTGCGGAGTTTGATAAGTTTCTATTGAATATGGATTAAAAACACAAAATTATAAATACTTTAAACATAATTTAACCATCTTTTTGCCAAAGGGAGATAGAAGATGCCATTTCAAGTAAGTCCCGGAGTTAATGTAACCGAAATCGATTTAACTACGATTGTTCCTGCAGTATCTACTACTGAAGGTGCTATCGCTGGTGTTTTTCATTGGGGTCCTGTCGAAAGAGCCACCCTAATTGATTCAGAAGATACACTTGTTGCTAGATTCGGTAAGCCAACAAATCATAACCCAGAAACATTCTTTACAGCTGCTAATTTTTTAGCATATGGCAATAAGTTGTATGTAACGCGTGCAGCTAATACAACAGGATTTTCAAACACAGCAACGGCTGAAGTAAATGGAAACAGTGTAATTACAGCAAATGGCACCGCTATTGGCGTTTCCGTAAATGATCTTGTGTTTGGTGCCGGCATTGTAGATGGAACTGTAGTTTCTTCCACAAATACAAGTGCTATCGTCATCTCAAAAGATGCTACTCTAGGCAACTCAACTGCAGGTGTTTTTGAAAGCCAATACGTATTCGTAAGTCCAAACACCGTCTTTACAGCCGTAGCCAATTCCACTGCTCTAGATACAGGAGATGATCTTGGTCTTTATGTAATAAAGCATCAAGATGATTATCTACAAAAAGAAGCAAATTTTCCCGCTGGTGGAAAAGTAGAATATGTTTCTAAGTATCCAGGAAGTTGGGGCAATTCACTCAAGATTTCAGTGTGTGACTCAGCAGAAGCTTTTAGCTCAAATGTAAATCCGTTTGTTGCAAATACATCATCTGACGGTCCTACCGGATTTACAGATTCAACTAAAATATCAAATGCTGGTATATCTTTTGTAGTTGGTTCAAACGTAGCCACAATATTTATGTCAAACACATCTGGCACACCTTACACTACAGATACACCGGCTGGTGCTGCTGAAGCTATGGTGAATTTTATTACAAGACACTTTAGTATTGGTGATATAATTCGTGCAGGTAATACTGAGATTGGATTCCAAGATCTTCGCGTTACAGCACTAGCCTCAAATGCTTCTTTTGCAACAGGAAATAACACTTTCCAAGTACAATTAGCCAGCAGCTATGGTCTTTCTTCTAACTTCTACTCAAACACAATCAACCGTAACTGGGAATACTACAATAACGTAGGTAAAACTCCTGGCCAAAGCGTGTATGTAAAGAGATTTGGTAACACATCGGCAAATGATGAGTTACATGTAGTAGTTTCTGACGAAGATGGTAAGTTCACTGGTGTACCAGGAACAATTCTTGAAGTCTTTGAAGGTATTTCTAGAGCCACTGATGGTAAAACGGAAGATGGTTCTACTCTTTATTACAAGACAGTCATCAATGATGGGTCCAATTATGTTTGGTGGATTAAAGATAGAACAAGTGCTGCTTCAGCAAGTGCACTTTTAGTTGCATCTTCCACTAACAGAAAGCCAATGACTTCTTCATTCATTGGTGGTTCTGATGGCGACAGTGAATCAACAGTATCAGTTGGCAACTTAACTAGAGCGTATGATACATTCAAGTCTGCAGAAGACATCGACGTATCATTGATTTTACAAGGAAAAGCTAGAAATGGTACTCATGGTACACAGCTAGCCAACTATCTAATTGACAATATCGCTGAATACAGAAAAGACTGTGTAGTGTTTATTTCTCCAGATCGGGCTGACGTAGTCAACAACATTGCCAAAGATGAAGTTGATGACATAGTAGCTTTTAGAAATGCACTAACTTCTACATCTTATGCTGTAATTGACTCTGGCTATAAGTATCAATATGACAAGCACAACGATGTGTATCGCTTTATTCCTCTAAATGGTGACATTGCTGGTCTAGCAGTTAGAACTGATAACTTAAGAGATCCTTGGTTCTCACCTGCTGGTTTCAATCGTGGTCAAATTAAGAATATAATTAAGCTTGCGTTTAACCCAGGAAAAGCACAGAGAGACATTCTGTATAAGAATGACATCAACCCCGTCTGCGTATTCCCAGGTCAAGGAACTGTTCTCTTTGGTGACAAGACTGTACTAGGTAAACCAAGTGCATTCGATAGAATCAACGTTAGAAGACTGTTCATTGTTTTGGAAAAAGCAATTGCTACAGCTGCTAAGTTTACTCTATTCGAATTCAACGATGAGTTTACTCGTGCTCAGTTTAAGAATTTAGTCGAACCATTCTTACGTGATGTTCAAGGACGCCGCGGTATCTATGATTTCAGAGTTGTTTGTGACGAAACAAACAATACTCCAGAAATAATTGATAGAAATGAGTTTGTAGGAGACATCTACATTAAGCCAGCCAGAAGCATCAACTTCATTCAGTTGAACTTTGTAGCAGTAAGAACAGGTGTTGAATTCTCTGAAGTAGTCGGCAAATTCTAGGGACTCATTTGGTATAAATACTCCTGTGTAATTAAAAAGACAGGAGTATTTTTATGGAAAAGTATGGATTTGTTTATATTTGGTATGATAAAAAACATAAAAGATTTTACGTAGGATCTCATTGGGGACTTGAAAATGATGGATACATTTGTAGTTCAAGATGGATGAGAAATTCTTATAAAAGAAGACCTAATGATTTTAAAAGGAAATTGTTACAATCGAATATATGTGATAGAAAACAACTTTTAATTAATGAACATAAATGGTTATCTTTAATTAAAGAAAAAGAGTTAGGAAAAAAATATTATAACTTAACAAATCATCTGAATGGGCACTGGTCAACAGATGGAACAAAATTATTAACGATTGGTGAAAAAATATCAATCGCCAATAAAGGAGATCCAAAAAGATCTGAATGGATGAAAAATAGAATAGTGTCCGATAAAACTAAAGAAAAAATTAGACAAGCAAATCTTGGCAAAAAATATTCTGAAGAAGTTAATGCTAAGAAAAGTAAGAACAACAGAGTGTATGATGAAGAGTTTAAAAACAAAATATCGTATGCTGCTAAAAACAGATCACAAGAAACCAGAAATAAAATTAGTAATAATAGTAAAAGATTACAAGCCGAAGGTAAGATTGGTATGAAAGGAAAGAAACATTCTCCTGCAACTATTGAAAAGATGAAAACTGCAATTAAACTTCGTAAATCTTCGTAAATCTTCGTGCATAACATAGATAAATAAGTTTAAGCAAACAAGGAGAATCACATGGCATTTAATATTAATGAAATTAAAAGTCAAATGTTATTTGATGGAGCAAGGCCCTCGCTCTTTCAAGTAACAATACAAAATCCTGCAAACTCTGTAGCAGACATCAAACTTCCTTTTATGTGTGAAGCTACTGCTCTCCCAGCCGCAAGTCTGGGAGAGGTTCCAATCTCTTACTTTGGTCGTCAGATCAAACTGGCTGGAACACGTGCATATGACGATTGGACTGTAACAATTATAAATGATGAAGATTTCTTAATTCGTAATGCAATGGAACAATGGTCTAATCAGATCAATACTTTCCAAGGAAATGTTCGTGCATTTGGGTCAGCATCACCCTTGCTTTATAAGTCACAGGCTCAGGTGGTTCAATATTCCAAGACTGGTGTACCAATCCGTACTTATCAATTCAATGGAATATTCCCTAAGTCAATAGGTGATATAGCTCTAAGTTGGGCTGATGGTAATGCGGTTGAAAGATTTCCAATCGTATTTGCAGTAGATTATTGGGAAGTTTCTGGTGGTATCACCGGTAACGCTGGCGGCGTTTAATATAGATGGAGGCCTTCGGGCCTCTATTTTTTAGTGAGATAATATAATGGCATTAAATTTAAATCTTTTTGGGTTTCAATTCAAACGAAACAAACCATCCGATAAGGATACGGCTGTTTCGTTTGTTACTCCACAATACGATGACGGAGCCGTCAATGTTGTCGCTGGTGGAGCATATGGAACTTATGTTGATATGGAAGGTTCTGCTCGTACTGAAGCAGAACTTGTTACTAAGTATAGAGAAATGTCGCTACATCCTGAAATAGATGCAGCTATATCTGATATTGTTGATGAAGCAATAGTAGTCGATGATAAACAAAGTGCTGTATCATTAGATCTTGAGCAACTAAATCTTCCACCAAAAGTTAAAACGGCGTTTCTTCAAGAGTTTGAAGAAGTTCTTAAGTTATTAGAGTTTAACTTTCGTAGCTATGATATATTTAGAAGATGGTACATAGATGGACGAATGCTTTATCATGTCATCATCAATGAAGAAGCTCCTCAGAAAGGCATCATAGAACTACGCTACATTGATCCGCGTAAGATTAGAAAAGTACGTGAGCTCAAGCGTAAACCTGTTCCTGGTGTAGGCGCAGTAGTTAATCAGACTGAAAACGAATACTACATCTTCAATGAAAGAGGATTTGGTAATCAAGTATCAGCTGTCTCAAGCGCATCTGCTGGAACCATAGGTATAAGAATATCACCCGATGCCATAGTCCATACTACATCAGGGTTGATGGATAAGAACAATCAATTGGTTTTGAGTTATTTGCACAAAGCAATCAAACCGCTCAATCAATTAAGATCACTTGAAGATGCAACATTGATTTATAAAATATCACGTGCTCCAGAGAGACGTATATTCTATATTGATGTTGGTAACTTGCCTAAAATGAAAGCTGAACAATATCTTCGAGATATCATGACTAGGTTTAAGAATCGCGTTGTGTACGATTCAGCCACTGGCGAAATCAGAGACGATCGTAAGTTCATGACCATGTTGGAAGACTTTTGGTTACCAAGAAGAGAAGGTGGTAGAGGAACAGAGATCTCAACTCTACCTGCCGGCCAATTAGCAGGTGATCTTGAAGACGTTAAGTATTTCCAACGTGGTTTATATAAGTCTCTCAACGTTCCTATCAATCGATTGGAACCAGATAACACATATTCAATTGGTCGTGCTACTGAGATAACACGAGATGAAGTTAGGTTTACTAAGTTCATTAGTCGATTGCAAGACAGATTTTCCCATTTGTTCTCTACAATATTACAGAAGCAATTGATACTAAAGAAGATCATTACTCCCGATGAATGGGAAGAGATTAAATATAACGTTAATTTCAAATATGCTAAAGATAACCAATTTGCTGAGCTTAAGCATATTGAAATGATGAGAGAAAGACTCGGGATACTACAAGCAACAGATCAATATGTTGGTAAATACTTCTCAACTGAATGGGTTCGTAAGAATGTATTACAACAATCTGAGGATGACATTGAGATGTTGAATGCTCAGATACAAAATGAAATTAAAACTGGCGTCATACAAGTTCAGATGCCAGAAGAACAACCGCAACAACCTTCACAATAATGATTTATAAATAGGAGTAATTATGGCTGATGTAATTGATCTATTAAAATTTGCTGATGAAAACAAGCCAGTTGAATTTGCTGATTCATTCAATCAGCTCATGGGCCAAAGGGTAGTTGACATATTGGATATAGCAAAACAAGGAATCGCATCATCTGTTTTCAATGGAGATACAGATGATACAGAAGAATCAGAAGCTGATAACGGAGATTCACATGAAGACTCTTAAAGAGATTAAAGCAGCCTATGCCCCAAAGGCACAGAAAGACGACGAGACAACTCATTCACCAGGTCTTCAGATCAAGTCTGCTGATGAGAAGCGCTTTGCGGATAAGCACGTTATTAGAAAGTTTGCCGACCGTAACGGAAACGGTGATGATGTATTCAATGCTACAAACGTTAAAGGCGTAGAGCGTAGTCCAAAGCATGGCTACAATCCAGGTGAAGATGAAAAGGTTTATGAAGAAGTAGAAGATATTTTAGAATATGAGCATGGTTATAATAAAAAATGGGGTGGGCATTGGAACGATGAAACTCCTCCACCACAACCTAAGCCAAAAGATAAATGGGATCCTACCCACGAAATTTACATAGACGATAAGCCTTATCGCACTTCATTTGGTAATGACAGGAAACCTTTTCCTGAACACATAGCGCATGAGCATGCAGCAGAAATACAGAAACAGAATCCTAATAGTAAGGTTACTGTTCGTAAAGTAAATGAAGGTTATGTAAGTCTCGCTCAACAACGAGCAGTATGGGCTAGCCGTAAAGATGGTGGTAAAGGACATCCTGATAATAAAAAGAAAAAGATGAAAGAAGAAGTTGAATTAGATGAAATGGATAAATCACAGACACCTCCTGGCCGCGGCGGAGAAAATGAATATAATCCTAATGGTAAAACACATTATGTCAAACCTATTTCTACAGAAAAAATGAAAAAAGACTCTTCAAATACTTTAAAAAAAGCTTTTTTAAATAAAGAAATAAAAGAAGCTAATCTCGATGAAGGCGATGTAATTCATTTTCCAGGAAAGATGAAAGCTAAGAAAGAAAAGCCAGATACTGCTCCAGGCTGGATGTTGAGAAAGAACCCAGAGCTTGCACAAAAGCTTAAAGATGCACAAGATCGAGTAAAGAAGCGCAAAGAAATAAAAGAAGCTTCTAAGGTTCCTATGGATCCTGAAAAGAAAGCAAAGAAAGCAATCGATGATATCTTAAAGATGCATGAAGCTCCTCCTTCTGAAAAAGGAATGAAGATTGGTGAAGCAAAAGAGACTGAAAGCGTTCCTTTTAAAGGCCCATATACAAAAGTTGCCAAAAAACAACCTGGGCAAAAATCAGATCCAGGGTATTCAACTGTTCGTCACCTTGCAAGACAAGCAATGCAGAAGATGATTGATAAAAAAGAAAAGATGAAAGAAGAAGTCAATTTGACAGAAGGTAAAGTGAAAGAGCTTGAAGCAGATCTTAAAGCTCACCTAGGTGACCACATTCGTGCGTATAATGCTGGGCATTTAGGACATGATTCTTTTGGTGACAAAGTTGCCGCAGTTCATAAAAAGATTGCAGACACTTATAATATTTCTCATCAACATGCAAAGAAATTTGTTAATGATTATGTTAATAAGAACATTAAAGAAAGTGTTGAGTATGTCAATGAAGTATTGAAACCTTCTATGGGTGTCGGTGCATACATCTCAGATTTCGTGCATTCAAAGAATCCTAAATTTGCTGGTAAATCAAAGAAAGAACGCATGAAGCAAGCATTAGCTGCTTACTATGCTGCTAAGAGGGGTGAATAATGGCTATAATGATTAATAGACCCGGCATCTCAGCAGTTATTCATGTAACTGCTAATGCTACTATCAATGCAGTAGGTAATACAACAAACACTACTATTGCCACTGGAACAGAAGTTCTTACTGGTGCAGCAATTGCTCAAGTGTTATGGGGTGCTGCTAATGGTGGTTATTGGACAATAGCTCGAGGCACCACTCCTCTGTTAACTTTACCTGATACAGGCACAATGGATTTTGCAGGATCTGGTTGTTCATTGATTGCTAATTCAGAGTTTGCTATCGAAGCAAAATTAGTTGGAACAGGTAATGGACACTTGATCATAGAAGTCCAGAAGATTCCAACAAGCACAGGTTATACAAGCTAAGGAAAACATATGAAACTCATATGCGAACAAATAGAGAACGTCAAGTACGTTGTAGAATCAAAAGAATCAGGACAGAAGAACTACTTCATCGAAGGCATCTTCATGCAAGGTGACATTCAGAACCGAAATGGTCGTATGTATCCTTCAGAGATTCTCGAGAAAGAATGCCAAAGATACATGAAAGAAGCAGTTGAACAGGGTCGTGCCTATGGAGAACTCGGTCATCCAAACGGTCCTTCAATTAACTTAGATCGTGTATCTCACTTAATCACCAACCTTCGTCAAGAAGGAAGTAACTTTTACGGTAAAGCAAAGATCATGGAAACACCCATGGGCAATATCGTTAAAGGATTAATGGATGGCGGTGGTTCTCTTGGCGTTTCAACCCGTGGCCTAGGTTCACTTTCCGAAGATAAAGCCAAAGGTTGTATGGTAGTTCAAGACGATTTTAGATTAGCTACTGCCGCAGATATAGTTGCTGATCCTTCAGCACCTGATGCGTTTGTGCGTGGTATCATGGAGGGAGTTGATTGGGTTTGGGATAATGGACTCCTTAAGGCACAGAAGCTCGAAGAGATTCAGAAATCAATCAAGAAAGCTCCGAGCAAGAACTTATCTGAAGCTAAAGTAAATGCTTTCAAGTCATTTATTAATGAATTAGTTAAAGGATAACATTTAATAAATAAGTAAAAATCTAATTAAAGGAGTCGCTTAAAATGAGACTAAGAGACGCAATAAAGAATGTACTACAAGAAGCTAAAGAAGCTGAAACCGAACGAGAAGATGAAGACGAAGACGAGGAAAAAACTACTACCAAAATGAAGAAAGAAGAAGTCGAAGTTGGTGGTGGTGAAACCGGCACATCAAAGGTCGCAGGTCCTACAGGAGTTCGTGCTAAAGCTCCTGGTAATAGCAAAACACAGGGTGACCCAATGCAAAAGATTCAAGACCCTAACAATCCTGGTGTAGAAGATACAGATCCAGAGAACAACACTAAAGCCGAAGGCAATGCCGCCGGCAACCTAGCCTCACTTAAGACAAAGATGGGTGAACACTTTGATGCTATGTTCGATGGCGAAGAGCTATCTGAGCATTTCAAAGAAAAAGCTTCAACCATTTTTGAAATGGCTGTTAATTATCGCATCAGCGAAATTACAGAAGAACTCGAAGCTCTATACGAAAATAAACTCAATGAGAAGATTGAAGAACTTGAAGAAAGCTACGCTGAGCAACTAGTTGACCTTACAGCTAAGGTTGATCAGTATCTCGATTACGTAGTTGAACAATGGGTCACAGAGAACGAAGTTGCAATCGAAACTTCACTACGCTCTGAGGTCACCGAAGATTTCATTCATGGCCTAAAGAATCTATTTGCTGAACACTACATTGAAGTTCCAGATGAGAAAGTAAATGTGGTTGAAGAGCTTGCTGCTCGTGTTGAAGAACTCGAAGCTAAGCTTAATGAAGCTATTGATGAAAACATTGAGTTAAAGAATTCCCTCAACGAGATGTCATCTGAAGAGATTTTTAACGAGATCTCAGAAGGACTAACGCTTTCTCAAACCGAGAAGTTTAAGAAGCTCGCTGAAGGTGTTGATTTCGATGACGTTGAAAACTTCAAGAAGAAGCTTCTTATCGTCAAAGAAAATTATTTTCCATCAAATGGTGTAAAGAAGACAACTAATCTTCTTGAAGAATCATTCGATGGTGAAGAGCCTGCAGCAGTAGCATCCGGCGCGATGTCAAAGTATGTCAGAGCCATTTCGAGAACAACCATTCGTTAAAAAACAATTCATTATAAATAAGTAAAACAGTAAAGCTTAATTGCTAGAAAAGGGAGAAACCAAATGATTCTAACTGAAGAAGCTCAAAGAAAGTGGCAGCCAGTACTAGAGCATCCTGATCTACCAAAGATCTCAGACGCTCATCGTCGTGCTGTTACCGCAGTAATTCTAGAGAACACCGAGAATGCACTTCGCGAAGCAGGTGCTCAGCTCGGTAATCAGCGTCTACTCGGCGAAGATGCTGCAACAAACAACACTTCACCCAACGCAAACATTGATAACTTCGATCCAGTTCTAATCAGCTTGGTTCGTCGTTCAATGCCTAACCTCATTGCTTATGACATCTGCGGCGTTCAGCCAATGACAGGTCCTACAGGCCTAATCTTTGCAATGCGTGCACGTTACAGCGCACAGGATGGAACTGAAGCTCTTTACAACGAAGCCAATACTGTCTTCTCCTCAAAGAGTGGCCAGACTGATCTAGGTAACACTTCTGTTGGTACCGTTCCTTCAGCTAATAGCAACATTTCCAATAACTTGTATAACACAGGTATTGGTCTACCCCTTGCTAACGCTGAAGCTCTCGGTACAAGCAGTAATCCTGCTTTTGCTGAAATGGCTTTCAGCATCGAGAAGGTAACAGTAACTGCTAGATCACGTGCTCTAAAGGCTGAGTACACGATGGAACTAGCTCAGGATCTAAAGGCTATTCATGGTCTAGATGCTGAGACTGAGCTTTCCAACATCCTATCAGCTGAAATTCTTGCTGAAATTAACCGCGAAGTAATTCGTACAGTTAATATCACAGCAGTACGTGGTGCCAATACTGGTACAACAACAGCTGGTGTGTTTGACCTTGATACAGACTCCAACGGCCGTTGGTCAGTTGAAAAGTTCAAGGGCCTAATGTTCCAGGTTGAACGTGAAGCTAATCAAATTGCAAAAGATACACGTCGTGGAAAAGGTAACATCATCATCTGTTCCTCAGACGTAGCTTCTGCTCTTCAGATGGCTGGTGTTCTAGACTACGCACCTGCTCTAAACAGCAACAACCTAAACGTTGATGACACAGGCAATACATTCGCTGGTGTTCTTAACGGTCGTATGCGTGTATACATCGACCCCTATACCACTGGCAACTATATGGTTGTCGGCTATAAGGGTGCCAATGCATTCGACGCCGGTCTCTTCTATTGCCCATACGTTCCTCTCCAGATGGTTCGTGCAGTAGATCAGAACAGCTTCCAGCCAAAGATTGGATTTAAGACCCGCTACGGCATGGTCGCTAATCCTTTCGCTGAAGGAACCACTGCTGGTCTAGGTGCTCTTACACAAGACACCAATAAGTACTATCGCCGTGTACTCGTTAACAACCTAATGTGAAAAATATACTATTCTGATATAGTTAAAAACTATAACTTTATAAATACTCCTGAGGGAAACTTCAGGAGTATTTTTTTATGTCTAAAGAAAAATATGGATTTATCTACATTTGGTTAGATAAAAAACATAAACGTTATTATATTGGATGCCATTGGGGATTTGAAGATGATGGTTATATCTGTTCATCTTCATGGATGAAACAAGCTTATCGTATTAGACCATTTGATTTTAAAAGAAGAATTATAAAATCAAATATATCTTCTCGTATAGAATTATATAAAGAAGAGCAAAAATGGTTAAATATGATAAAAGAAAACGAAATCAAACCTTTAAATGAAAATCCTAAATATTATAACTTGAATATTAAAAATAATGAAATTTGGCATAAGTATGAAGATAAGATAAAGACTATTGGTGAAAAAATCTCTGTAGCTAAGAAAGGAAAAACACTAGGGCCGCGGCCTGGAATAGGAGCCGCCATATCAGCAGCAAAAAAAGGAAAAAAATTAACTGAAGCACACAAAAAAGCTCTTACTGGGATAAAGAAAAAGCCACACACAGAAGAATGGAAATTAGAAAATTCTAAAAGAATGAAAGAGCAGTGGAAAATAAATACAAAAAGAAAAGAAGCTACAAGTAAAGCAGCTAAAAAGCGTTGGGAAAAGTATAGATTCAATAAATCAATCTCAATATAACAATAATCACAATAAAATTATAAAATTGGGAGAACGCAATGTTCTCCTTTCTTTTATAAATATCCAAAAAAGGATATTGTATGGCAGATATAAGAAGTCAACCGGCCAACAAGAATTTCTTATCGCCGTTTGGATACAAGTTTTCTATAAAGAAAACTCCTACTATGAATTGGTTTGTACAATCAGTAGTTCTTCCTTCTGTTAATTTGAATAGAACAACTATTCCTACTCCTTTCATTCAATTACCTATTCCCGGTGATCATATCGAATTTGGAAACCTTGAAGTTACTTTCCGTGTAGACGAAAACATGGATAACTATCTTGAACTTTATAATTGGATGCAATCACTAGGATTTCCTGATAACTTTGATCAATACAAAAACATTGCTCCTAAGATGAGAGGTGCTCTGAGTGGAAACTCAGATAGCTTAACAGGTGATTCTATATACTCAGACGCAACGTTGCTGATACTATCATCAAACATGAATCCAATTACAGAGATCACTTTCATTGATGTATTTCCTGTAGGTCTATCGCAGTTATCATTCAATTCACAGCTTACAGATGTTCAATACATAGAGGCTACTGTGACTTTTACTCATAGGAAGTTTAACATAAAACAATTGTAGTGTACTTAATTTTATAGGCTGGGTATAATCTAGCCTATCGGGTTTAATAAATTATTAGAAGTTATTATAATATGAAATTAGAAGATATTCAAGTATTGTGGGAAAAAGATTGTAATATAGACCGAACTGAGTTAGGAGAAGAGTCGCTTAAGATATCTCAGCTCCACTCTAAATACTTCAAACTATTTTCATCTGAAAGGCTTCTTCTTAAGAAGTTGGACAAAGATTATAAAGATCTATATAAAGTAAAGTTCGAGTATTATAATGGTATCTTGAGTCATGATGAGTTGAAAGCACATGGATGGGAACCATTCAGTCTTAAAGTGTTGAAATCTGATCTGCATATATACTTAGACAGTGATAAAGATATAACCAACTTTCAGTTGAAGATTGACATGCAGAAAGAAAAGATTGACTTTCTTGAGAACATCATAAAGAGTTTAAACTCACGTGGATATCAAATTAAAT